GCCCGCTGGCCGCACTAGATGACTAGAAGAATCACTACTGGCACGCGCTCGGCCCTGTTGTGCGTCGGCGTAGATGCGCTGGGCAATCCCCTTGGCCGCGTCCAGCGCCACGCCGAACAGATGGCCGGTGATGCCGTTCAGCGTCCCGATGCCCTTGTAGATGGCAGTGCCGATGCGCCCTACGGACTTCGATGCAATCTCAGCAAAGCCGTGATAGTGATAAACGGGGATCGCATCGCCCACGCTCAGGTCGATGTTGGTTGACGCATCGAAGATTTGCCCCTGACGGTCAGCGCCGAACGGCAGGCCGACAATCTCTAGGCTGAGGTTGTCACTGGCTTTGATGGCGGCTGATAGTGTCGTTGCGTCAAACATGGAAAACAAAAAGCGCGGTGTCTCAATTTCGAGACACCGCGCGGAATTCGCTCTGGTGCGTTTCTGTTATTTAATTGGCGCTATTTTACATCAGACTGAATCGGCTATTAGGTTGCCAATGTCGTCGGCTTGCATTAAACGGAATTCCAGCATTGGCGCGAGTGGAGTCACAAGAACAGGCATCTGCACACGGTGAACCAGTTCGCTTACCGAAAAGGATTTGCACTGTTCGGGATGAATAACCATACATAGTGTGCTAACCGGTATGGCGTTGGCCCTAAATCTTTCCAATGACAGTTTTAGAAGTCGTTCAATGTAGTCTATATCCATGCGTTAGTTATAGCATTATCTCGCTGTCAATGTCTATCAACCCTTCCCGCTCGTGATCTTCTCCGCCACTCTCAGCGTCACGCGCTTACCCACGCGGTCGGGCTTCGTTGCGGCCAACGCACGCTCTAGGAAGTTGTTCGGCTTCGTGCCGGGGTGATTGACGCGCTTGGCAAACACCTCGCGCCCGCTCTTGGAGATGAAGTGTAGATATTTAACGTTCTTCGCCGCGATGATGTGGCGCTTGCTGCCGAACATCACCGACTTAACGACCACCTCTGGCCGCGCCTTATTGCCCACCGTAAACTCTAGGTGGACGTTCTTCGTGCCAGCCTGTCGCGTGTTCATGCGAATGGTAGACGCTAACACGCCCTCGCGTTTCGGAGCTTCCTCTTGCAGCTTGGCACGCAGCACGCGGCCATAGTCGCGCAGGTCTTCGGTGGCGTAGTCGATAATTTTCTGTTGCGCTTTGGTGATGCGGCCCTTGATCCTTTCGAGTTCGTCTACGGTGATGGTTACAAGTTGTGCCATTTATATATCCTCTGCGCTCAAAATGCTTTTGCGGTCAATGCCTTGCACTGGCCGCTTCATAAATGCAACAACTATTGGCGGACAGTCTTGTAACCTTTTATTTACAATGGTTGATACAAGTTCCCAGCCACTTTTGCCAAACTTACACAAAACATCTTCTGGGCCGGGGAAATGATTAATGTGAATTCTAGATACAGGTTCAGATAATTCAGGATATTCAATATAGCCTAACTCAATAACAACATATTCCCAATTCATTACCCCTCCAACATCACCCGCACATCAGCGGCCTTGTAATACGACCACCCAATTACCAATACTGGCGCGGCCTTCGTTGCCTCAATGCCGCCATGCACACCGAAACGCTCAACCTTCTCGATCTCGCCAAGCCTCATGCCGTTACTATCGTAGGCGATGCGGCCCACGTAGTCAATCACTGGTAGCAACGCCTTCCCCGCCGCAGCCGTGGCGCTGCTGATTGCGTCCGCTACTTGGTCGGTAGGCGATGACTGGTTGAGCCTATTGATTTGCTTGTCGATCATCTTCGCCACCTTATCCAGCTTCTCACGCGCTGCGTTTGCAGCGTCCGAGTTGTTGCCTTCCAACTTCTTAAGCGCGTCGTCAATGTCTGAACGTTGTTGCACGGCTTTGTTTAGCCGCTCTTGGCGCTTCTTCTCTTTCTCTGCGGCTTTCTGTTCCTCGGTCTTTTTGGGCTTCTTGCCCTTTTTGCCCTTCTTGCCTTTCTTCCCCGCCGCGTTCTTCATGGCGCGGTCGATGATGGCTTGCCGCCGTTCCTCGTTGAGGTCGCGGTTATTCTTGCGGTCAATCGGCGCACCGTCCACGCTTGAGAACTTGCCGCCTTGGTCGCGCTTGGGGTTGCCCGCCTTCGCCGCTGGATCGCCTTCGCCGCCCATCATTTCGCCCTCGGCGCTGTCTTCTTCTTCGTCGGCCTCGCGTTCTGCAATGGCTACATCATCCAGCGCCGCCAACAGTTCATCTTCAATCATGTCGGCTTCGGCCTGTTGCGCCGCGTCCTCTGGGTCTAGCGGCGCGTCTTCCTCCTCATCCATCGTGGGCGTTTCGAGGAGATGTTCAATCTGCGAGGGCAGCGCATTTGGCAGCAGTAGCGTGATTTGCGCATGGGCTTGGTCGTCACTAATCAGCCCAGCGTTGAGGTTGTCCACGACTGTTTGTAGCGCGGTTAGGGTTGGTGCGTCAATGCCCATAGGTTCATCGTCCTCAGTTTCTTGCTCCTGTTTGGCTGGCTCTGGCGCAGGCTTGCGCAGGAATATCTCTAGCGTAGCATCGTCAATGTCCGGCATGGTTTGCCGAATCATGGTTTGCGCTTGCTCTAAATCAATGTCGCCTTTGCGATACTGGCCCGCAATCACACGCGCTTGGATCATGCCGCTGGTGTTAGGTTTGGCCGTGTCAGGTTGATCGGCGGACGTTGCCCCCTCTTGCGGCTGCTCTTTGATGTTGATTGTTTCATCCGTGTCTTTGGCAATGAAATCTTCAATATCCTTGTCACTGATAGACGGCGCGGTGAGTTTCAACATGATTCGCGCCTGTCGGTCGGTGAGGTTGCCCGCTGCGTATGACTCAGCCACGCCGCGCAAGTTGACCAACTGCGTAGAGGTTAGCACGGATGCGGTTGCAGGGTCAACAACTTCCCCGTCGGCGTTTGTGGTTTGTTCTGGCTGCCCGTCGCCCTGCGGTTGCCCGCCATTCACAATCAGCGTCACATCATCAGCGGCGGGATTCCCCTCGATCTTCGCTAGGCCGACTTCTTCGCGTGACTCATTGACGGTGATAATGCCGCCTTGCAGTTTGGTGACGGTGGTCTGCGCCTTGATGCTGTCAATCTCGGCCCGTTTGGTTTCATCCTCCTGTAGCGCGTCCACATCGTCAAAGCAGAACGCAAGGTATAGCCCATCCTCCTTACTGCCTTTGTAGTCACTCCACAGTAGGTAATTGTTCAGGCTCTCGGCAATCATCTGCGCCATCGGCACAACACGCCCACGCCAGAACTGCGACGTTTGCGCATCGGCGTTGGCGAGTAGTGATGCGTCTTTGTAGCTGCCTGCAATGGCCGGAGGCACGCCATACGCCGCCATGATCTCATTCATCAGGCGGTAAGCGCGTTCCTCGCGTTGCTGTTGCATGGCGGTGAGTTGGCCGCTTTCATAGGCCATTCCCGGCGGCAAGAAGCGGTCGTCGGCCATGTATTCGGTGTCGCGGTTTTTGGCGTTCCACTGGCCCATAAACTGCGCGGGATCGCCCTCGATCATGTTGAAGTCTGTAGAGATGATGCCGCCGCCGCGTCCGCCGTTGCGGTCAATGGCTTCCTGTGACATATCGGACAGCATGTAGCGGTTGATGCTCGGCAGTGCGCGTGATGTTGGACTGATCGCCACAAACGGGTCACGGTGCGAGGGGTAGTAGATGCGAATCACCTCAGCCGCGCTATACGTGTCGTAGCCAAGATGGGTGAACGCCGTAGGGTAGCCGCGCTCATCGCGGATCATGTTGACGTTTAGCCCCGGCAGAATGTGCAGCTCTAGGTTGGGTTTTTTCTCCGGTGTGGCTACCACGTCGCGTGCGTCTTTCGTGCGGTAGTCAATCGGCGTGCGCGTCTGGTCGCTGTCTGTCTCATCGTCAACGTGCAGCTTGTAAATGATGCACTGACCGAATACGTTTAGCTGCTCGGTCAACATGCGCTTAAACGATGCCGAGTCTAGGTAGAACGGGTTGACAGTATTGAGCAAGTCAAGAACAGGATGCTCATCGACGCATTCAGGCTCCTCGCCTTTCTTCTTTGCCCGCTTGTAGAGCTTGATCGGTGTCAATGCGATGGCATCGGATAGCGCCTGAATACAGTTTGCCGCCCACGGGTTGTATGTAACAGCGTCGGCCCACCCTGCCGGTGAGTCAGCGTATAGCTGCATGTAGTTGCGCCCAGCGGCTAGGCCAGTGATCCACGACGCGCCGCTATACGGCATCAGGCGGGGCGGCGGGGCGGCTTTGACGGGGAACACCCGCGTAGTGTTGTGTATTCGTTTCATGTTGTTATCCGTATGCGAATCCGTGCATCGCTGCCATCACTACCGCGTCAGCACAGTCAGGTGATCGGCCAATGCGCTTTTTGATTTCGTCCTTTTCTTCAATGAGAATTCCCGCCATCGTCGCTTCAAACCGTGGGGCGCATAGATCGGCCAATAGCTCGCGGTCATCTGGCAAACAAACGTCTTGCCCGCTGGTCGGTGCAAGCGCTTCTCTAAAGCGCCAGTAATACTCTGCCCGCTTATTGCGCATTCTGTATTTTCCGGTCTTGTCGGTTGCCAGTGATTTCTCGGCAAAGTTAATAGCGGAGGGTTTTGCGCCTTTCGCCTTTAGAAAATCGTAGCATGATGCTCCAACACCAATAACATCAACACGCGGCCTAACATCGTCCTCTATCTCTTTAATGGCAATGTTTGCGGCAATCTCGCCATCTGATGTAATTTTGCCGGGGTGCTTAATGAGTGGCGCAAACCAGTTCCCATAGCGCTTGGAAATCACTGTTTTGTCATCCCCACCACGCGCTACGTCAACAGCCAAAGCGCCCAGCTTCAAGTCTTTGGGCCTCTCGGTGCGTTTGCCGCGATCCATTGCCGCACGCACCCACGCCGTAGGTATTACTTGGAATGGGTGATCTTCGGCTAAAACATTGAACTTGCCATAGCGCAGCATTTCGCGCAACGAATCAGGCAAGCTCTCTAGGATGGCATCATAGCCCGATGCCATGTAGATCGGGTTGTCTTCAACGCTGGCAAAGACAAATGTGCGGCTGCGTGGGCGTAACTCTCTGCCCTTGTGCTGAATCGGCTTCGGCCCGTCTACCCAAGTGGTCTTGTTATCAATGATGACATACCATCGAATCTCGCCGCTTTTGGCCGGGTTGGGGTATTTGTCGTCCAGCCACGGCCCCCACTCCTCAATCACCCATTCGCCCTCTGGCGTGGTTGGCGGGTTGCCGGTAGCAATCACACGGCAGCGCTGCCCTTTCTGACTGGTGCGGTTCCATGCGTTTACAAAGCGGTATACATCACGGCTAAAGTCGGGCAATTCATCCCACCCAATAAGGTCTTTAGGACGACCCTTGTGTTTCTCCTTGTCCTTGTCGTGGGGAATGCTGGCAAGACGAACGGAACGACCATCCGGCAGACGCAGCGTGTGCGATTGCTGGTTGTAGTATTCAGTCGTCCCTATGATCTCATTCATTCGTGTTGCAATGTCTTCCAATTGCGGATACTCACGGCGAAATATCGTTGTTCGGTGGTGCTGTGTCAGCGCCGCGCCTAGTAGTAAATCAGTCTTGCCTCCGCCCGCCGCGCCCCCATAAAACAACTCGTCCGCCTCAGTATCCAATGCCATCCTCTGTGGGTCGCTGATCGGCTCCCATATCGGCGGGCTGTTGCGCATCTCCGCTATTTGCTTGGCCGCTTGGTAGGCTTCGGCCACGGCCTGCTCCCACCATCGCGGCAAGGAATTGGCTGACAAGTTGTTCTTTAAGTTGCTCAGGGTCGTATCCATCTTTGGCGGCCTGCTCCTGCCAGCTAAACTCAATACGTTTCTTGAAAATGCCGTGGGCCTCGCCCAACTTCGACAACGCCCCTTGTGCGTCGTATAGCTCAACCTCTACGCTTTCAACCTTGCCACGCTGTATCTTGATGCGTTTCGCAAGATGGAGTAAGCCAGCACGCTTGGCGGCGGCTAAATCAATTTCGCCCGATGCGCTCACAAAGTCGTCTAGACTCCCTCTTGCGTGCTGGGTGAGACGCACTAAAACCTCATTGGTTGTTGCCTTCAAGTCTTGCAACCGTGTTGCGATTGCTTCGGAAATGCCAACATCTGCCAACAAGCGAGGACCAACTGTGTTTGCATCGCCTGTATATCCGGCCCGCCGCGCCGCCTCCGACGCATTCCACGTTTGTAGGTAATGCTCAATGAATGCGGTTTGCCGTGCGGTTAGTTTTTTCTGCTGGCCCATATCGAAAACGCAAAACGCGGCTCACCCACAAGGGCAAGCCGCGTATTTTTTACTCTGGTTTGCTGTCCCCGCAATTTTATCGCGGTTTGCTCGGTGTTTCTTCACAATGGATCGTCTCTAACACCCGCTCGGCATACACGCGCCCCGGCTTGACGGTTACGGACTGAAACAGCAGATGGCCCGATGCTGACGCGGCCAACGCCTTCCGCAGTAGGTCAAGCCACGCCAGTTCCAAGTCAGTCACAAACTCCTGTGTGCGTTTCTGTGTGATTGTGGTCATATTGTTAATCGTTGGATAATGAGTGCCACGGCCAGCGCAATACACAACTGCACACCGCGCCATGTCGTCCGATTCATCCATATCATCCATTCACCTCAACACCATTAGCGCCCCTGCGGACGCTAACGCCCAAACCAATACCAACACCACGCGCACAAACACCCGCCGTGCCTCCTGATGCGCCATGTATGCCTCAATGTCCATCAATGCCCCCTGCGTCTATGGATGCGTCCTGCCTGCCAGCAATATCGACAGCACCGCGCCCACTCCAACGACGAACCCAACCACCACATGAAACAACGCCGCCTTGTCCGCCTCGATGCCGTTCGCGTCGATCTGATCGAACTCGGTCAATATCGTTTTTAGTGCAGCGTCGGCCTGTTCGCCGCTCACGACCACGCCATAGCCTGCGACGTATTGAGCAAGCGTGACTAGCGCGTTGCGGGCCTCATCGGTCACGACTCGCATCATTCGCCCTCCGTTTCGCCTCAATCACCCGCGCAATGCCATAGAGAATGAACGTCACGCCGCCGCAGACGCAGAAGAAACCAAAGGCGCAGGTTGCGGCGATTTGGAGGATGTTCATAGGCTATTGTGATTCCGATTACGCATCACAGAATTCGACAACTTTTGCGCGGCTTCTTGCGGATTGGCGGCAACGCATGTCATTTCATAAGTCGCATCATCACCTATATCCCATGAGTTTTCGCCTTTGCAGGGGAATCCGATTGGTTTATCGGGTTTAATGTCGGCACGGATTAGCCGCTTGGCAAACCAGCGCGGGCGCTTCCATGTGGATTCGAACATCAGACACGTTGCCGGGTAGTTGCCTTCCGGCATCACCACATCCACGCGCTCCGTGTATAAATCGCGCTCGCTGTATTGCTGTCTGCCCAACAGAATATCCACAACGTGAATGTTGATGTCTTGCCACCATTTCTTCCCTCTGCCGCCCCAACTATCGTCGTTCCAAATGTCAATCCAGATTGTGCCATCGTGGACTTTTACACCCGTTGAACGATGCCAGCCACGCGGCAAAGCCTTGTAGGGCAATAGGTTGTCAACGCTCAAATACACCGAGAAGAAAAGCAAGCTCAGACATAGCGTTAAATCATTCTCATCCCCACCAATCCATGTAGACACATTGAAACCAGTCCACCGAAATAGCACCCACTCAATGCCAAATGTGACCCGGTTGATATGCAACCATGCACGGCCATTCACCCCGCGCCCCGGCTTTGCATACTCACGATTCAAATCCTGCCAATGCCAATGAACCCAAATTGGCGGCTCTTTTTTGACCTGTGTATTCATAAGCTACTCGGTGTAAATCATTGCCCGAACAGCGGCATCCTTCGCCTCCAAGAGCTTGCGTAGCGCCACCGTGCGCTCAGGGTTCGGGGGAACCAGAGTGCCAATTGTCACCGTACCAGATTCAGGCACGTTGTCGCCCATCGCCAGCGCCCACGCTAAATCATGAAATGGCTTGCTCACCATCTGTAGATGTGCGGGCAAATGTTCGTAAGCAAAAAACTGTAGCATTCGGTCTTTCATAAATCTCCTTAACTATGGGACTGCGGTCGTGGTTTCTTCAATCGTCGGTGTCGCAATCGGCGAAATCAAAACACTCGTCGCGCTCGGCTCCACCGTCGGCGCTTGCGTAGCCGTCTCAGTCGGAATCGGCACGGGTGTTTGCGTCGGCTCTACGGTGTTGGTCGGTGTGGGTGCGATGGTTGCTTTCGGCGCGTCGGTCGGTGCAGGTGTTGGCGGTGGCTCAATGGTCAACGTGGCCGCGAACGTGGCCGTGGGCAGTAGCTCGGTTGCAACAGGAATCACCGCCAAATCCTCGGCTGATGTTGCGGCAGGCGTGGGCGTGATGGTGCTAATGGGGAACGCCAATGGCGTAGAGGTTGCGGTGTCGGTTGCCATCGGCGTTCCTGTGCTGCGTTGATCTGCAATCGCGTTTACGGTCGCGTGGCCGGGAGGAACGTTTGTCGATGTGGGCTGTAGTGGCTGAGGGTAAATAGTGACAGGCACTAGCGCTTCAACCTGTGCGGTTGGCGCTTCGTGTAGCGGGATCGTGCTGTCGTTGCTCACAATGGTTTCAGGTGCGGGGATTGTCACCGCGATAACCAGCGTGTTTTGTTTCTGCTCTGCGATGCGGGTCGCTGTGGCCCGCAACACTTCGACCGTGCGGGCCTGTGCTACGTTTGCCTCAGCCTGTCTGCCTACCATGTGCGTAGCTAACCCCGTAGCGCTTGCAACGGCCAACACAAAAACACCGCTTGCCAGCGTAGACAATAGTGACAGTTTCACTTTTTGCCTCGCTTCGTCTTAGGCGGATCGTCAAGAGGGTTCGGCTCATTTTTGATGCGCTCAATTTTTTGCTCTTGCAGCGCGTCTGCCTCTGGCCGCGCATAGATGCCACGCTCAAAATTCAAATCCCCTTTCAGGTCGCCAATCTCGCCTAACATCGTCTCTGCCTTGTCGTCTTTGTTGTCGATTCGCCGCCGCAATTCCGCAATCTCTTGCGCTTGCTGCTTAATCAGTTCATCTTTAACCGACCGCAGTTCCTTGAGTTCTTGCTTGAGTTCTG